ACTTCAAAAGTAAAAAAGTGAATTTTGCATTTCAATTTGACATAACAAAGCATATCTCCACAAACTCAATATAAGCCCGTATGAGCATTTTACAGCACACCTCCTATAACATATCAAGAGCAAACAAAAACAGCCCCACAAGCTCATATATAAGCTCATAAGACTATTTACTAAAATCTTTCTATAAATAACTTCCTAACTGTTATTTTTTATATTTCTTTCGTTCTTTCCACCAGTCTAACAAACACATGCCACCAACGTATAGAAGTGATAACACAACCGATATAAGAAACATTGCTACTATAAATGCCACTGCATAACTGACAACACTATAGAAATTAACTGACTCTGTGCCTTGCGGTTGATTAATTAAATTATCAAGTATTAAATAATCAATAATCGTCATTTAAGTGTTCCTCCATGTGTGCAATTGCTTTAGACATTTCAATCATTTCTGAACTATGTGCTTCAAGTTCATTTTCCTCAATGTTTTCTTCAATCCAATCAGGTGTGGTCATTTTGTCAATGTCATTGCGTAGTGCTGTGATACCTTCTTGACGGTCTTTAACTGTCATGTCTTCCCAAATTGCTTGCGTCATATTCAAAGCCATGGCAGGCACAAGAGGCAATTTATTAAAATCAACTACTTTACTAAAATCCAACATCTTAAACGCTCTCTTTCATTTTTTCTTCTAATTCGTCTGCAACATCTCCAATACTAAACATCAAATCGCTGTAATGTTTAACAATTAGATGGTATGTAGCGCCTTTTGTCATGCCTTCTTTAACATCTGACTTTTCTAACAGCTTACTATGTGCGTGAATGGCTTCATTAATTAGGTCAAATGCTACTTTCTTTTCAGGTCTAAACTGTGCTACCATTCCAAACGCTTGTCTAATGCTATTCGCTACCTCTGCAAGGTCTTTATATGCTTCAGTCGCAACTGGTAAAGCTTTAATGTAAAACTGGTCTGTGAAAGGTTCTGTGTCCTTTAATACCTCTGCTAGCTCTTTGTTTGCTTTTTCATTGTGGTCACTGATGAGCCCTGTAATTAACTTTAATTCGCTTGTAAACATATTTCTATCCTCTTTCTTCCTTACATTCCTAAACCGTCTAACACTGACAGCGTCCAAATTGTTTTAGCACCTTTGTGCATTGCTTCAAATGCTTCATGCTCATTTACGTAAGTTTCTTCCATTGCGTCACGATTATCATGAGTATCAAAGGGCACGTTTTCATATTCTTCTTTATTGTCAATCTCTTCAAGAGTCTCTTCAAGTGCTTCAAGCATTTTTTCCACGCCTTCAAGCCAAATTTTAGCATTTTCATCAAGGTCTTCCCCTCTGTATTTCGCCATAATGTGGTTAAAACGCAACTCAATATCGTCTGACAATTCTACAAGCACGTCTGTCATTGGTTCATCATATTCGCTTGTTTTTGCTGTGCCATCTTCTGGTAAGTTGTACTTTTTGAGCATGAAGCCAATAAATTCATCATGTAATTTAGCTTGCTCTGTAATATCGTCAAGAATGTTTTCGATTGTGATAGTCATAAGGTTTTACCTCTTTCTTTATTTTATGTATTTATTATAGATTATTTTTTAAAAGATGTCAATTACAAGAGTATTAAAATTTATTACACTTGCATGTTAGTTAGACGATTAAGATATGACAAGCGTTTGTCTTTGTGATATTCCAAGTTATTGCCCCAACGTGTTTGCAAGCTCAATTTCAAGCCTTCAATGATGTAGTTACGCAAAATTACGTTTGTATTGATGTCTACTACTTCATAATGTAGCTCTACATTGTACTGGTTAAGCTCCTCTATTTCACTTTCAGCAAATGCTGTCAAATCCTCAAGGCTCAAACTATTATAACCAGTTGCAAATTTGATATACTTAAATGTTTTTTCTTCAATCATTAATAAAAAGCTCCCCTCATGATAATCTTTAGTGTATTGTCTGTTGCATTGTTTTGGTATATTGTGAATTCGTCTTTCAAGCCATTTACAGCCTTTCTAAGAGCTTCCGAACTCTCTCCCGATACAATTACCATTAACTCAATTTCTAGCGCTCTAAACGCTTGATATGTGCTCAAATTGCCATCTATTGTGTGTATATGCTCGTGAATATCAGCGAACATTGTACCCATTGGCTCACGTTCATAGTCAAGTGATACGGTAAAGCCTAAGTCCTCTAGGAACTGTTTGATGTCTTCTTTTGTACTGCGTTTACTCATTTTTGCACCTCATAGGAGTTAATTAGATACTCGATATTGTCTTTAAACCATTGTATTTTCCCTTGTGGACTGAAATATTTAGCATTAGGCACACCTTTTTGATACATGATTTCCCCGATAACCTTGCTGTTTTCGATTGTGTCAAGTAAATCAAGTTTTGTCATGACTTTCGCTTGGTTAATGATTGCGTCTGCTAGGTTGCTCAATTCTGCATATTGTGTAGCTTTTTCGAGTTTTTTGAGGTCTTCCTCGTCATTGTTCATGTATTGCAAATAAGTCCATTGGTCGTTGTGCCGTCTTAACTTCCCTAATGTGTTAAGCACAATAATATCTGCAACATCACTAGGCAAAACTTCGTCAGCTTCATAGTCAGAACCGTACTTTTTATTGGTATTTCGGACATAATTCTTAATACCTTGCTTCACTCCCAATAGGTTATGAATTACTTCAAGCGTTTTGAATTTGTGTGCGTGCAATTCTTCTAATCGTGTCAACATTTTATAAAATCTCCTTTATTTCTGTGATAAATGTTTGTTTAAATTCGTTTATTTCAGCTAATTCAATCAAATTTTCTTTATCTTGACAGAATATTAGCGGGACATTAACGTCAATCCAGTGTAATGCTTCTTCAAGTGTTGCGCCCTCTTCTAACATCATTTTATCTACAATGTCAAGGGCTTCTTCATAGTCATAACCATTCTTAAAACGGTTGTCAAAGTTGATAAATACCATTTAACACCGCCTTAGAAAGGTAAATCACTGTCAGAAACTTCTAAGGGCTCACTTCCACCAAATAAGCCGTTCATGTCATTAAAAGAAGGCTCTTGCGCTTGGTTTCCTTTGCTCAACTCAAACAATGGAACTACACGCCCGCTCTTAGTGTTGTAATAAGTTTTGTCGCCCTTTTCTTCTTTCTTGACGCTCTCAACGATAACCGTTACATAATCGCCCCATGTACTGCAAGAAGGCACCCAGTTGTTACCAATATAGCCAAATGGATACAAGAAGATTGTGCTTACTAGCTTTGCACCGTCTTTAGTTTGTACTTCACGTGTATTTTTTTCGTTAATTTGGATAGTTTCAATAATCAAATTTTATTCTCCTTTTTGTAATTCTTCTTTTGTTTTGATAAGTGGTTTAGTCCAATCGGGCAAGTTTTGTACTGCCTCCCATGACATAAATTCTACTTCTTCAATATAATCAGCTTTTAAGATAACACCTGTTTGGTTCATAAAAGTGTAATTATATGCTGTGTTAGCACCGTCAAGAATAACCGCATAATTTTGGTTACTTTCTTCAATTATTTCAACCTCTCCACACAAGTACCAAGTCAAAATTTGAGATAAACTTTCCGCACTGGTTTCCCAAAATTTATCAAGTGCGCTATTTACTAACCAAGGGTCTTTTTTATCATCTTTTAAATATTGGTCATATGCTTGAAATAAAGAGCCGTTGTCTGCACATGTTTTTAATGCTGTGAGTTGTTCTTTTGTTAGTTTAAATGTCGCTTTAATCATCTTATTTTACCTCGTGAACCCATAACCATACCCAGTTCCCTTCAATGTCTACAATATCATTCACTTGCTCTTGTGTGAGTTTCGGAACGCTAGTAAAGAAATCATCTTCATTCAAATTGTAATTTTTATCGAAAAAGTGATAAGAGAATAAACGTGTGTCGTGTGTTGGCTGTTGGTGGTATACACGATATTTCTTTTCTTGTATTAGCTCAAGCTCTGCCTTACCTTGCAAAAGCTCTGCAATAACAATACTTGGATTTTTATTAAAGTGGGATAACTCTTTAATAACATTGTAACTCTCACTTCCAACGCTATTGGCATTTAACCATTGCTCCCAGTCATGTAAAAGGTGGCTTGGTTTGTCTGCTAAAATTGATGTGATATAGTTAAATGTTTCTTTTGATACTGCGTATTTTTTCATTATGCTTGTCTTTTCATGTCGTCAATTACTTGACCATTTTTGTATAGTTCGTTTGCGTGGTCGCTTGTCATAGTACCCAAGTTAATTTGTTCTAACAACCAAGATTTTTTGTACATTTTCTTTTCTGGTTGTTTTGCCTTAGGTGGTTGCTGTGGCTGTTGTTTGCGTGCCTGTGGCGCTTTGCTTTGTGGTGGTCGCTTATTACTTGCTTGCTGTCTATTAGGACTGTCAGCGTCCCTTATATCGTCAAGCATTAACATTTGACCATAAGCATATTTACTAGCATATGACATACTCGCTCCAGTGGCTTGTGCTTTATCCATACCTTTTTTATTAACATCAACTACTGCATAGCCGTCCCCTGTGATAACATTCCCTTCACTGTCATGTAAAGCAACGTGTACACCTACAATTAGCTCACTGTTACACTCAAACATTTCCGTATTAACAACTTGCTTTAAGTCGTATTTCTTTAGCAGTGGTTTCAAGGCGGTTTGAATATCTTCATTGTTACGGAAATTGTAACCCCCAAAGCTGTTAAATTGGCTTTTAGGGACATTGATTTCATTTACTAATTCTTGCAATACACCCATTTATTTATACTCCTTTGAAAAAGTTACTCTGCATTTGATATTTTGACAGTGGTATTCAACAGCGTGAGCATGTGGCTTCTGTACTGTGACATTTTTACCTTTACAAAACGGACACTTTACAATTTTACCTTTTTTATTGAACATTCGTTCTCCTCTCTTAGCTTTATGTATTCATTATAAACTATTTTGTGTTACATTTCAATAGCTAAAATATTTCTTTTGTGTTACATTTCGGTGGGTGGTTTAAACCCTTTCTTTTCTGCTGTGCGTTTTATCCATGTTTGGCGCTCTTCTTCATGCTGTTTGATAAAGTCTTTAGACAATGGCTTGTATTGCCCTGTCTTCTTACCTGTCTTGTATTTCTCACGCTTAGGGAAGCCTTTCACTTGATAGAATTCTCTAGCAAATTCGAAATAATTGAAAGCCATGCTATAAGCTTCTAGCGTGTTATATGCGTGATAGTTTAGTGAGTTGTCCCGCCATTCTTTGAAATCGTCCCAATCTAATGGAATACTCATAATGAGAAACCTCCTTTCTTATGCTATCCAGTTTCCTCCTTTAAATAGTTCTTCAATATATTCATCTGTACCGTTCCATTCAAGGAAGCCCTGTTTATAACCGTTGATAGTTTTGACAACTTCTTCACGATCATACCCGCAAGCCTCTAAAGCGTCCACATAGTCGTTAAATTTTCCAATGTCCTTTTCAAAGGTTTCGTTTTCTTTCATGCCTGCACGTACTGCATATTTTACAGCGTTCAATGTCAAGAAGCCCTCTTCAATTGTGAAGCCGTTAGAGCCAACTCCTTCCGATATTTTGTTTTTTTGAACCATAAAATCAATCAACTGGAAACCATTTTTATTTGTGTAGTATTTTTTTGCCATAATTTAAAACCAACTTTCTAAAATACTATTAATTGTGTCCTGTGCGCTCTTCTCGTCCATTTTAAGGGTGTCTATCATGTATCTCGATACAATACCTAGGGACATTTCTAACTTGCTTAGGGGCTTGTATAACAGCTCTGCACAGTCATAGAGTGTTGCCCCGTCTTGTTCTAACTTTCTTAACAGGTCTGTTCCTATTGGGTCCGCCTGTTTTGTCACTTCTGTACCGTCCGAAAAGTGATAAGTTATTTCGACTATTTCCTTTTCTTCTGGTACAACCCATTCTTTAGCTATCCTAAGTCCTCCTCCAGTTCTTCGATATATTTTTGTAAGCTTTCAATTTGGCTTTCTGCTTCGTCAAGTTCAAATTCTAGTTCCCTTGCTTCTTCGTACAGTTCGTCATATTGAAAATCGCTGTCGTCTTTTTGTACTTGTAATTCTTCATAATCAAGTTCAAGCTCTTCAAGTTGTGCATTCAATTCTGTAATATCATCATTTAATTCTTTAATGATTTTGTCTTGTTCTTCAATAAATTCATTTGCTTCTTCAACTGTTCTAAATTGTCTAACCATAATAAAAATCACTTTCTAAATAAATTTCTGTGTCTTGCCCGATAAGCGGGTTATCTTTAAGGTTGTTAATTTGTCTGATTAAATCATCTAAATCACGATATGAAATAGTAATAGACATTAGTTTTTTACACATTCAATCCTCCACTTTATATAGTTTGAGTGTCCCTATGTTTGGGTTTCTCTTTTTGGGTTTGCGTTTGTCATCTTTTACTTTTTGATAAAACTTTTTGCGGTCAAAGTTGGTTACATAGTCGAGTTCGTCAACTGTGCCAACTGTGATTATTTGTTCGTCCCCTCCTTCTACCACTCTATAAAGTGCATAGGTGGTTTTTTCCTTATTCATGCTCTTCCTCCTCGAAATGTTTAGTTACAGCGACACTAGCATTATACAAACCAGTGATAAATTTTCTAAATACAAAGAATGCAATAATTGCAAGTACAATAAGTGTCAACATTTTTCTTACCTCCAATTTGTTTATTTAATGTTAGGTCAAGTGTGATAAGTTCCGCTTATCTCGTGTGCTTTATTTATCTTACATATTCATTATAACTAACTTTGTTACAAATGTCAATTACTAATTGTTTAAAATTTCTTTACAATTTGTTACAAATCTTATGACAACTCTTTCAACTTTTTAAGATTATCCAAGATTATGAAGTAATCTTTAATTTTTTCATTAGAAGCTTCACCTTCATTCTTTGCTTCCAAGATTAATTCTTCAAATGCTTTTACGCAATCCATTTTGCCGTTTGCTACCATTTTGTATCTCCTTTATTTATCTTACATACATAGTATAACAATAAAAAAAGCCCATGTCAATTACAAGAGCTTTAAACTATTATTAAGGTTAAGTTACGGTACAAGGAATTAAAACAAATGGGGTCTAACCTACTTTCTATCTAGTTTAGTCATTTATTTCTGTAACTTTTCCCACTAGTTTTAAATTATCTAAAAAGTCTTTTGCCTCCTCTACTGTCTTATTTCCATTTTCGTCTGGATAAATATATGTGAACGTGTCCCCAACATAACCCGCATATATTCTACGTTTATACTGAAAGTTACGGGCAAACACATTCAATATACTGTAATTATTATCTTTGCCTTTCTTGGGACTCAAAGTCAAGCACACCTCATAAGAAGCAGACCAAGCAGAAGAACCCAACCCCATAGAGGGAAGGACATAGAAATCCTTATCTGTTAAGCTCTGCTCTAGTCGTGCCTTGCTTGTGTGGTGCGTAATTATGAACGTGACATCTTCAAAATCCATTTTCATGCGGTTTATTTTTTTGATTATGTCGTTTGCCGTTGTCATGTCATTTAAAGCTTCTTGTGAGCTTAATAAGTCCTTTAGGTTATCAAGTATCACTACCTTTATTTCATGCTCTCTAATGTATCTATATAAGCCCCTGAGGTGTTCTGTATCGTCTATCTGAAATTGATACATAAGCATGTGCAAATTGTCTGTGCTTTCTCGCTGTGATTGACACAGGCGCATATGTTCAACAATAGCCGTATTTTCTGGTTGTACATATAATACTTTAGCTTGCTCTGTGTGCTCTCCTAAGAACTCTGCACCACTTGAAATAGCTAGCGCCATGTCTAACATAGTTGTACTCTTAAAGCTCTTCTCTGTACCTATCATATAACACAGCGTACCTTTTGGTATAACATTTTCTACATACCAAGCTTGAGCCCCTCCAAACTCCTCGCGTTCTTTCAGTTGCTTTGCTGTGGTTACTCTATTGAAAATACTATCTTGGTTTAGGGTATTGTTTGTCATTAAATTGTGTTTTCAGCTCTAAAGCTCTTACCCAACCTCTTTTGGTTGTGTCACATGGTACAGCGTTATAGAGCTTTTTTGCCTCTCTTTCTAATTTGGTTGTCAGTCCTATCCACCTCATAACAATGTCTTGACTTATTATATTATCTTCAAGGACTCTTTCTCCCACTGTATAAACCCAACCGTACAACTCAACAAATAATTTTATAGCATGTGCTTCTAAGCTATCATTCTTCTTCATCTAATGACCACCCCGCAATATACGCTATAAAGCTTATAAAGAGCAATGTAGTTCCCTGTGCAATGTTATTGTCTATAAAACTAGCCAATGAGAACACGGCTGTTATAACACCAACTAAACAACAAAACATCATAATACTATCTTCATCTATCATTTTTCTTACCTCCTAAAGCATTCGCTATTAAGTCACTCAAACCACTGGAAACAATGATACAAGCTACAAGCCCGCATATTATATTTATAACATCTAACATCAATACTTCCCTAACCATTCTACAAAAGCTACTAATAAGCTCAAAATGCCTATTGTGAACCATACAAGGAAAAGCCCGTTAAAGTTGATAATTGATAATAAGAATGCCCCAAAGCCACAAAGTAAATAAACGTATTTCATTTTTTCTACCTCCAATTTTAATGTGCAAAAATGTAACATATATAACACACATTATATTATCTAGTTTTATTTTTTAGTTTTCGTTCTCGCTCTGATTGTTCATATAATTCTTTTACCTCCTTTGCGTCTTTTATCATTTCATCTATTTCTTTTATCTCTTTTTTTTCTTTCTCGCTAAACAAATTTACCCCCATTCTTTTTATTTTGGTTTGTCTTTGCCTGTAATAACTCATTGCAACATTTGGGCTCTGCAATCTTAGCCACTTGAAAAAAGATACGTCCCCTTCTGTTATATTATAAATATCTAAAAAAGTCAAGTATCTTTCAAAATAAATTTCTATAAGCTTTTCTCTTATGTTCCTTTTATCTAATGTCTTTTGTTTAACCCTGCACTTTCTACCAGTTTCGAGATAGTGACATTTAGGATTTAAACCATGACAATTAGTACATTCTTTTTGTTTTGGTCTTGCTATGTTTTACTACCTCCTTTTTCTTTATGTCTTTATTATAGCACTTTTCCACTCTAAGTCAATTACAATATATTTACAATAGTATTACAATTATATTATTGAAAGTGAGCACCAATTCTATTATATCAAAATGCTAAAAATAAGTCAATCTTTTTGCACCGTGTATAATAGTTAATGTGATTGAGGGAGGTAATCACTTATGAAAAGCAAATATATGTGTCCCACTATTGAGGACTTTGAGCAGGCAATTAGTTTCTTGAAAAAGGAAGACCTTATTAAAAAGATTGAATATAATAAATCTGATTGCTATGCTGTTATATACACGGAGGAGTTACCCATTTGAAAAAAATATTAAGTATTGATTTTAGTACAGGCTCTAAATCAAAAGAGGGTACAGGGTATGCTTTCCGAGATGAAGAAGGCAATCTTATTGTAGGTTCTATTAAGCCTTATACAAAAGGGTCTACCATGAAGAGCCGTACTTTGATTATTGTAGAAGAGCTAGAAGAAATTATTTTACGCTATGAGTTGCAAGACTATGACATTTGTATAGAGCGTCCTATTTTGGCAGGTAATAGCGCAGGTTCAATAGAGTTAGCTCAATGGAATGGTTACGCCTTGGGTAAAATGCACGCACTAACAGAGGGCTATATTTACAATATAAGGAACTCTAAGTGGTGTGCCTACCATCTTATCAAAGGTAAACGAAAAGAGCGTAAGGACGCAAGCTGTGAGCTTTACGAGCGTGTTATGGGAGAACCAACTGAAGACGATAATAAAGCGGACGCACTAGCGCAATTATTGTACTGTGAAGCCGTTGACTATAAAACAATATATGAAAAGGAGTGATTAATGATACCATTTGTACAGGTCGCAACACCTAACGTAAATGTATCGGGCACTAGTGGTTGGTGTTTGCAGTATGTAGATGACGCAGTAAATGCCCCTAATCGTGCACCAAGTGCGCAACAGTCTTGGAATAATGCTGTGGCTAATAAGACAGCACACCCCAACGAAGAACCGCCAAACAATGTTTGGGTACCTGTTTATTACACTATTGAGAATGGACGATACGCAGGTTATGGGCACGTTGCTTGGTACTATTCAGACGGTAAGACGACTAAGATTTACGATAGTGAATATGCTAGTGGCAAACGTAATAAGCCATACGGCAGTGGCGCAGAACTCATTAATTTTATGGGTTGGCAAATGCGCTACTTAGGTTGGTCGGAAGTTGTGGACGGTGTCCGAGCAGTTAAACCAAAGCCAATCGAGAAACCAAAACCACAAGAAAAGGAAGAGGTAAATTTAGATATGTATGTTATTTATAATTTGAACAACAAAGCACATTACATCTGTGACGGATTCAACGCACGTTGGATTAAGACAGAACGTGAACTTAATTTTTATTTAGGTCAAGATGGACACAATAAAATCAAATTCCCATACACCAAAATGTATGATAAAGAGTTTAGAGCTATTTACCCTAAACCAAAAGAAAAGAATTGAGCGAGGTGATTAGTTGAATGTTTACAATCCACTAAGACCACAGGCGGAAGATGTAAGCTTTTCAAGTTTCACGGTTTCCAATCCAACAACTGACCTAATTCTACAGAAGTGTTTAGGCTTGGTTTCTTACTTTGACGGAGTTAATTATAAGGATAGTGCACAGCTCAATGACTTATTCAGTTTATGTCTAACGGGGCAAGAGGTGTATAAAATTACATTAGGTGGCTTTTCTTATTATGCTTTAAGGGTAAACGGAAATCAGTTTAATATCTATGTTAGAGAGCCAAACAAAAGAATGGTAACAGTCAGAGCTGATAGTTATGAGCTGATTTATAACCCATTCTATGGGGCTAACCCGCGTCGCTTTAGTGCGTTGTTTGGTATGGCTTCTAATGGTGTTGGGCGCAGGTTGGATAGTCAAGGGCAAATCAAAGTCTATTGGCACACGAAAGTAGCAAGCGGATTAAAAGAAGTATGGGAGAGATTGCGTGAGCGTCTTAATCGTATGACAGAGCTTGCTAAAGAGTTCCGAGGTATGACGGTAGTGAGTGAAGATGATAAAATCACTCAAATGCAACCAGATTACAGCGGGTCTGTTAAGAATGACGGTGAGTTGGCAATTGATATTGCATTAGCTGAATATGGTATGCCTAGAGAACTTTTGTACGGTACAAGTAACGAGGTTTCTCTTATCACGTTTATCGTGCAAAAGATACAACCGCTTATCAAACAACACAGCCCAAATGCCGAATTTAACCGTGAAAATTTTGTAGCTTATATCTCAACAACAGGAAAGGAAGGTGGCTTAAATAGGAGTCAAGGCAATTCGGGGGATAGCAAATCCCTTAGGAACATTGGACAGTCACAAAACGGTAATTGAGAGTGTCCGCAATGAAAAGGAAGGTGTAGACATCTGCAACCGACACCGTGATAAAATCGGGTCAGGGTTTATCCATGTTGAAGACGGTAATTTAATTCTAACAGGATATGTGCAAGACGACGCTTATGAGGGTTCACTAGAAGAAGCAGGCTTATCTATTGGGTGGAACGCCTTAGATATGAAAGCCCGAGAGGTGGACGGAATTGCGTTCTATAAAGATGTCGTTGTAAAAGAGGTGTCACTTACTCCATTGCCAAGTAATAAAGGCGCTAAAGTGACAAAAGTACGAGAAGAAGAAAACAAAGAAGAAGAAGAAGGAGAACAAAAAGACATGGGTGTAAATGACGGACTTAACGCAGTAATTGAGCAACTTGCGGAAGAAAAAGCTGAAAAGAAAGCTCTTGAAACGAAAGTACGCGAGCTAGAAGAAGCACAGGCTGAAATGAAGAAAGAGCGTGAAGCTCAAATCCCAACAGACACGGCTAAAGATGGTGAAGAACTCTTTTATCGTGAATTGGGTGCAGAAATGCAAAAGACCCCAGAAAAAACTTTCCTGCGTGAGTTTGCTAATGCGGGGGACTTGGCTGTATCTAATCAACTTGGGTCAATTACTTCACAATGGGCTTCTAAATCTTCACTCTTTGCAGGAGCAACAAAAGCACGCTTCCAAGGTTTGACCTTGGCAGACGACGGGGACAATGGTATCTTCAAGCGTGACCTCTTTGTGGCGGGCGGAGATAAGAAAGAACAACTCACAGCAACAAAACGCTCTTTGCGTCCTCAAATGGCTTATGCTTACATGGAAATGGATAAAGGTACTGTATCGGGTGTAGATGACACAGGCGAACTTTCTAAATACGTTATGTCTGTACTTCCTCAACGTGTTATTAACCAAATTGAGTTTAACATGATTTACGGTAAACATGACGGTTCTAATGGTATCTATGGTCTTAAAGGCGACACAACTGGGTGGACTCCACAACTCACTTTTGACCTTGCTAAAGTTGACTTGTTTGAGGTATTGACTGACGCTATTGCAGAGGTTTCTTATAATCAAAATGTAGTAGTTGTTATGCACCCTAAAACTTATGCTGAATTGCGCAAGGCTAAAGGTTCAGACGGTCACTCACGTTTCAACGAGTTGGCAACTAAAGAGCAAATCGCTAATTCGTTTGGTGCTATCTCGATTGAAACACGTGCTTGGATGGGTCAAAACGAAATCGCAATGTATATCAAAGAAGAGTTTGTCCTTATTGGCGACTTGGATATGAACAATTATGTTGACTTTGACTTGCGTTACAACGTTGACCAATGGTTGGCAGAAATGCTTGTAGGTGGCTCTATCCGTGGTCGTGGTCGTTCTGTGTTCATCACTTTGACACCTAAGGCGGAAGAATCGTAAAAAAAGATTAGGAGGGCTTTGAATGGCTTATTTTGATGTAACAAGTCGATACGCCCAAACTATCACGAGCGTATTAGAGGGGCAGACATTTGAGCAGTTCCCTCTTTTATCACGTTTGCGGGTAGTTGATAGTGATGTCTTACAAACGTTTAAAGTTGTGGACGGTTTAGCGGGTGACTTTGAAACTAAAGTCCTTGGGGACGGCAAAGCCTACACGCACGAAATTGTTTTCCATAACAACGGAGATATTACACAGGGTGCTATTAACGTTGCGGTTGATATGATTGCACGACAAATTTATAAAGACCTTGAAAAGGATATGGTAGAGAGCGCACTTGCCCATAGTACAGGAACATTTGTACAGGGTATGTCAGACTTCATCTTAACCAATGATAATGACTATGTGCCTTTGTCTATTCCGAAATATCAAGTTGATTATTTTGAGGGTGCTAAAACTATTGCAATCAATCCAGATACTGGGGTCTTGTTCGGGGAGATAACTCCTCATATCGTGGCAAGCATGGATATGCAACATAACAAGGTAAAAGTGTACGGCACTATGCGCTGTCTTGGTGCTTGGTATGCCGACAATGTAACAAAAGAAATCGGAGGTAATGCTTAAATATGGCTTATACTGCTTTGAATGAACTTACGCACGGTTTAGGGTATGGGGTAACTTTTTTGAAAGGTGCTTCTACTACTACAGGCGTTCCCATTGCGGGACTGCGTGCTATTGATACTGAAAACAACCAAGAGAATGTGAACTTTTACGCAGGATTTAGTGCCCCGTATCGTACTATTGCAGGTGCGTTAAAACGTGAAATCACTGTAAAATCTTATGACCTACCGCCAGAATTTGCCTGCCATGCTCTTGGTTTTGAAAACTTGGGCGGGTCTTTCATGGGGGACGATACAACAGCCTACAAGCCTTATGGGTTTGCTTATGCTGAACGCTTCCGTGATAACGAGAAAACAGGTTATAAGGTTACTTACTACCCAAGTGCACAGGCTACAACTCCAAGTGACAGCGCACAAGCTGACGAGGAAAGCCCAACAGGTAAAGAGTACGAACATAAAGCGACTATCACAAGTGGTAATTTTGTCGTGAAAGGGAAAGCCCGTTTATTGATTAATTTCATGGTATCAGACGAGGATTTGGCAACAGGTACAAGTAAGGAAGCTCTTGCATTTGAGAAACTCTTTACAGAGTTGAAACCATTAGAGCCAACTGACATTGGTACAGTCGTGGGCGGATAATTTAAAGTAAGGGGTGGCTTGGAAGGTAATAGTACCCCTTATTATATTACTTAATTACTTAATAAATATTACTTGACAAAGGGAGTGAAATATGTTAAAAGAAGATTTTTGTTTCTCCTATGAAGCGTTAGCTAAAATGGAAGATTTAGACATTAATTTTATGAAGATTGACCCAGATAATTTTATAGAGATTGCCCGATTTTATTGGGCTTGCTGTGATGATAAGTACACAAAAGAGGAAATTCTTCACACAATCATGCACGGGAAAATGCCAATCACTATGGGGGAAATCATAGACAAATATATGGCGGAGGATAAACCAAAAGGAAAGCAGGGTGTGGTAATTATCCCAGATAAGCCACAGGAGCTAAATACATCCCAAATAAGCGCCGTTTGCTCTTCTCTTGGTATAACTTATCCAGTCTATGCAAAACGTCCCTTAAAATGGACGCTAGGGCTAATTAAGAAGCTCATGCCAAAAGAGAAAGAAAAAGTTACAGCGGACGAGTTAAACAATATGGAACATGTTGAGGTTAAACTATGGCAAAGACCACAATCAACCCCGAAAAAGTAGTAGGGAAAATTACAGGGGATTTAGCTGAGAAGATTGCACGAATTCACAACGATAACTTACAAGAGGTTAAACAAACACGTAAGAGCACATTAGGGGGCGATTTTAGCCGTTATCCTGTGACCTTTGATACTTCACAGCTCAAACCCCAAACAAGAGCGTATGGCTCAATTAAAGGCGGTATGATTGGTTATATCAATGGTTTCAAATCAAAAGACGAAAGTTGGCGCATGCTTAATGTTTTGGCACATGACCGATACTTACACCAACGATACAGCAGGCATTTAGTTAAAGCTAACTATGATTATAAATCAAATGCAAACAAGATAAGACGACAAATAAGGGGGCTTCTATAATGGCTAAAGAAAAATATGTCATTCAAACCGAGTTAGAAACAAGGAAAGCTTTATCAGACGCAAAGACGCTACAAAAAGAAATTAATGAGATTGGGCGGGTTGCAAAGAGTGCGAGCAAGAACGCTAAAATAACTGGTAAAGTCGAGATGAAAGACAAGGCAATCAAAGATACAGAGAGAGCCTTATCACTTGCTAAAAAGAACGTTGACCAACTAACACAATCACTTGCAAAAGTCAAGCTAAACGGCGGTACAGAAAAGCAAATTTCAAGTTTAGAAAGTCAATTACGTAAAGCGCAAATAAGTGCAAACAACTTAGAGAGTGAACTGCACCAACTTAAAGGAGTAGATGTCACACCACGGGGTTTAGATAAATTCAAATCTATGTTTAGTGGTGGTATGGGTAAAATCAAATCATTCGGGGGTAGTTTATTAGATATTGGTTCTAAGTTCTCAATGATTTTTACAGCCGTTTCAAGTGGTGTAAGCATGGTGTCTAATGGTATCGGGAAAGCAGTTGACCTCGTGGGAGGTTTTGCTAATCGCTTAATGGATACCTATGACAGCCAATTGAGTGCGCAGAAATCTCTTTCAGTTACATTGGCAGACGGTGCAAAAGGTTACGAAGATTTTAATAGCCATATTGAAAAAGGTTCGTTACTCTTGCAATCACAACGTAATGACCTTGCAGAACTTGCCTCTTTCATTTCGGGTTATGTAAAAGTAACAGGGGATGAAGCTTTCGAGATTGTCAATGCTATTAATACTGTTGGGGATAGCTTAGGACTTTCAATGGACACACAAAAACAATTTACCTATGGTCTGTCGCAAGCTCTTGGGGCAGGTGCATTACACGCTCAAGACTTTAATCAAATCATGCAGTCAGCTTTAGGGGCTCAATTCCGTGACATGTTAATTCAAGCATATAACGAAATTAACAATACTAGCATAGGTATGGAAGAGTTCAAGCAAGCTATGGAAGACGGCAAAGTTAATACCGAGGTCATGAACTTAGCTCTTGAAAAGTTCAAAAAACAAGCGGAAGATACAGCCAACAGCGGTCAAATTACTTTTACACAGATGAAAGATATGATTGCAAAAGGGTTTGATACAAGTGCTTTGAGTGGGTTTCAATCAGAAATATCAAGTGCAGGATTTAGCATGGGAGAGCTTGGGGACACTGCCACAAATCTTTCTATGCTTGTCGGCGAGAAAATGGGACAGATTGCGGGATATGTCGTAAATAACATGATTAAGTTAATGGACGCTAACGGGGACGGAGAAGTATCTAACGAGGAGTTAGGGAAAGCTTTTGACAAGGTAGCGGGCAAAGTATCAGACGCTTATTATGAAGTGCGCAACTGGTTGAAGCAAATTAATTGGGCAGATGTATCGGGCTTCATTAGTGATATTGGTTCAATCATTTCTTCACTTGCTGACCTTATTGGTTGGATACAAGACGCGATAAGGTGGTTTCAAAAGCTCTTTGATAAAAAGCGTATGGCGGACAATATTGCAACAGCAGGCGGACACAGCGGAAGCGGTGGCGGTCGTGATTGGTTAGTAAGCCCTATGTTAGCTAGTGATTTTGATGATACTTTACAAGGTGTCACAGAAAAGATATATGGCTCTATGAGCAAGCCTTTAGGTATGCACTTGCAATTATTCGGGAACTATGATAAAGCTACTCAAAACTTGCTTTCTAACGTTCCTGTGGGCTTTAATGGGTCAATTGGTACAACCAACAGCCAAGCAACATATGACCAGTCACAAAATAAAGTGAGTATCAATGTTTATGGCAATGACGCAGACAAGATAGCGAAAGATATTTATAGCAAACTTGAAAGAAACGGTATTAAATTGACACGGAGGTAAAGAGAATGCCAGTATATACGAAAGGTCAAATATACGGCTCTCAAATGTGGAAAGATTACGCAAATAAATGTAAAAATGAAGTCGGACATTGTGAGAGATGTTATAAAACTTATGACCTTATAGCGCACCACATTGTACCGATACAGTGGGTTAATGGTAAAGTGGAAGCAGACAGCAGGGAAGAACTTATATACCAACCTATTGAGGTAGTATGTCACGCTTGCCACCAATCAAAAGAAAGAAGCGGGGACTTAGTAGACTATGCAAAACTAATAGCAGAGGGGAGAATTTAAACATGAGTAGGCTAACAGAATGGATAGGGGACAGCTCAAAGGAATGGGGGTCTGAAATTGTAGCTCTTAAAGAGAAAGCTCTAAAAATAGAAGATGAAATTGACTATAAAAGAGCGGATGAAATCTTTAATTTCTTAGAAGAATACATGACCTTGCCAAACAATGAGCGGTTTAAAATCATACCTTATCATAAAGCTGTGCTTACTCTAACCTTCTGTATCCCTTATGATGTGAGCGAAGTAGTGGTTATTGTAGGTCGGTCAAATGCAAAATCAATACTTGACGTCATGATTGCCTTAGTTGTGATGTTCTTGCTTCCCATGCCAAATGCTGTTATAGCTCTTATGGCAACGAAAAAAGACCAAGCGCAACAAATCTTGATGAAACACTTTAGAGCTATGGCGAACACACAGGGAACGATTATAAACCTGTTTCAAAACCAAATCAAAATCACCCAAGATAAAATAAAAGTCAAGGACAACTCTTTCTTAGATAGTAAAGGGACAGAAATAACCGTATATGCCTCAAATGAGGACAGCTTGGACGGTGGACGTGAACAACTTGTAATCGTGGACGAGTTCGGAGCATTCAAAAAGAACCCGCTTATTACTATCAGGCAAGGGCTTAGAAAAAATAAAGGGCTCTTGTTTATTTCAACCACTAACAACGTCATTCGTGGCGGTGCTTATGATGATGAATTGAAATCATGGAAAGAATGGGTAAGGAACGAGGACTTTACACGTTGGGTATTCTATTATGCCTTAGATGATTATGACGAGGTACACAAACCAGAAACATATCACAAGGCTAACCCCGCAATAGGTCTTACAGTCACATTAGAGGACATACAGAGCGACTTTATAGGGGCTTTGGGTAATCCTATCAAAATGGCTAAAGTAATCACTAAACGCTTTAATTTGAGCATGCACGATACTACAAGCATTTTCTCAAAACAAATGGTTGATAATTGTTTGTGTGATACTCTTGACCCTAGCGGTAAATTGGTTGTAGTTGGTTCGGACTTCTCTATTAGGGGAGATGTTTGGGGCACTGTGTTAGTTTGGAGAGAGGAAGGGCACTACTATGTAAAAGCTATCCCTATCATGCCAGAAAGTGCAGAGGATAAGTTCAGACACTTAGGGGAAACTATAACACACGAGGGAGCAAGTAACAAGAGTGATGAGGCTTGGGAAATGTTCACAACACGAGGAGTGAAAGACGCTGTTCCTATCGCTTTATGTTATGATCCCGCACACAGTGCTAATTTCTTGCGTAACTTTGAGGAAACATACGACATAGAATTTTACGAGCCAGTTAAGCAAAATAGTTTTCACTTGTCTAATACACTAGAGAATATTCAGACACTTATGCAGGAAGGTAGAATACATTTTGACAGTCAGTTGCTTGGGGTTCACTTGATGAATGCCGAAACGGTTATAAATGACTTCGGTTTAATGCGTATCAAAAAGAAGGGGTATGCAGACAAGATAGACCTTGCGGACGCACTAAGTGACGCAATGTATTGGTTTATTGAAAAAGAAGAATATGCGGAGGATTTTTTCAGCTAATGGGTAAAGATAAAGAAAAGATGTTAGAAGCTTTGAGAACTCTAGCGTTTGGCGGAGATGAAGTAAAAGAGGTTGTTCAATATCAAAGGGGTGCAAATGGTCGAGATGTGGTAAAAGGTAAGAACGTGACCACCACACACAAACTACCAGATAAGCAAGCATTGTTTAAGCTTATGGAGATTGAGGGCGTATATATTGAACCTAAAGTAGAGAAAGTTAAAACAGCTATTGAAGAAGAAAAAGCAGAAAAGGGTTTAGAGGACTTTGCAAAGGGTCTTAAATTGAATTAGGAGGGAACACATGGGAGAATATTTCACAGCGTATTGTTATAACCCAGAAAATGGATATGATTTTGGTAAAGAACAACAAGTACCACCTAACCTAATGGAAACTAGCGATTTACAGTCTTATAACAATATCAATCCCCCAAAACCTACCGACATAGCAACCAAGCAATTCGAGCAGATAGATGAAAATATGCGGGGGGATATCACCAAAGAAAGCATATATCCCTGGTTTAAAGAAACAGGTCGCACCAAAGCAATGGCATTGCGTTGTAAGAGTACGGTTGACCCAGGTGCGGGGGGTTATTATGTTGGTATGCACATGTGTACATTCCAATGGTTGCACACCCCCGCCCAATTAAAAGTAGGCACCGTTATAACTATGAGTGTTTATGTATATAATAATGACGATTATGTACACGAATTTAATGCACAAACAAATGAAAGTAATAACCCACTCGTTTGGAACGGGGCAAGCGAGGTTACGGACGGAACAAAGGCGGTAATAGAACCTAAGACATGGAAACGACTTGAGTGGCAATATACACTTAAATATGACCACATAGGGAGCTTTAATGAGGTCGGTGACTTAGGTATGAGGGTGTATCAAGCGAAGTTGTCACAAGGTATCAAAGCCGATTTTCTTATAGGTATGCCAAAAGTTGAAACAGGAACGAAGGCGACACCTTACAGAATGACCGAAGAAGATGAACAAGCTCAAATTTCGTGGAGGACACTTGACCCTTATTTTCGCCCCTACGTTGGTAAAGGTACGACAGATAGCGATAACTGGGAAGATTATACAGGTTGGGAACTTGTTTCAGAGGAGCTTTTAGACAATAGATACGCCGATATTGGTTGGACTAAAGCGGAAGCTCACATAATTATATTACCCGAAAGCGCAAGGGAAGTTAGTGACCGTATTAATATGTGGGTTGGCATTGATAGTGATACGTTTGAAGTGGGGACGGGGCGAACAGTTCATTTTTCACAACTCAATATGGAATACAATTTTACGGGGCAAGTTGTGGAATGCGCGACAGATAACACGGGTGCTTACAATTACAACGACAGTACATGGGTAAACATGGGCGATATTATGTATTCATCACAAAGTGGGTTATTAATAGACTGTGTTTTAGGCGAAATGGGCAATTCAATACAAGACGGTTCAGTATTGGCAACGGGTACTTTAACACGAGTAGACGAAGTGGCGCGCGACTTAATTGTCAATCAAGGGGCGAGTTACACAGGAGCATATGCAAATGTAGATTATAACGTAGAAGCGAACACTTTCAGAGTAAAAACAGCAAACCTCAAAGTATCAAGCGCAACATATCCTGACGCAAGTGGCGGGGCTCCAAGTTATATAGAAAATATATGGAATTACGGAATGACCACAAAACCGTTTAAAGTCAACCCTTTTACAACTAATTCTACATGGACTAAGGGGATGTCTAATTTCATTTATAATGATGGTGTCACTTATTTTAGTCGTATACATAATGATTTGGCTGATTGGTTTAGAGGTGGTAATATAGGAGATATTAAGCCGTTACCACAGCGTATTATGATGTTAAACATGAGCACTAAAAAATGGTGGTGGTTCGATTACGACAAAAGCCAAGGTCTTTGGGTGCGCAGTTCAGAAAAAACGCTTGCTTCCGTGGCTCCGACGCTTATTAGTTCAGCATATAATGGTGGTTTGCCAAGGGACGGGAAGTTAAAAGGTTCAATAGTGTTCACTGACAAAGCATATACAGATTACGCTTCTAAAAATATGCCCCGAAGCTTAGGGCTTGATATTCTTTTCCCAGATGAAAGAAAAGAGTTTGTTTATTATGCGCCGTTTTGGCACGACGGTAATTATACGAGTAATATGAATTGGTGGGGCGCTACATCTTCAGTAAGGACGAAATACCTTTATAACGATCAAAAATATGGTAAATTCGGAGTGTCAGAAATTGATTTAATGAACGGTACATGTACAATGCGCAGAGTATGGAACAGTTAGGAAGGGCTAAAAAATGGGAAACACATATTTCGGAAATATGAAAGATGTTAGGTTAATAAGTGAAATAAACGGGTTTGATATTGATTTTTACAATCCGCTTGACTTTTTGAACTATGGTGTATCGGAGTTAGAAGCTACTGTATCACGTGAGCTATTTAAATACATGTACAGCCCAAATCACACGCTTATAGGGCAATTTACGAGCTTAGAAATGGGTTTCAGTGTTCTTTATATGATTGACCCTAAACAGTGCAAGAGAGGCGAAACATGGACGGCAGATGGTCATATAGATATGAATATCAAGATATACCGATTAAAGGTATTATATGACATTGAAATAGTGCAAGCGACTAACCAAGCGACAAGCGGACAGGAGATACACAAGGTTAATGACTGTATGTTCTGTGTGCGACATAGCGCAAGCGGTTATAAAAGCAAAACATTTGTTCATTCTGGACAGTATCGTGATGTTAGGTATGAGTTTACAAAAGCTAGTGACATGAATGTAAAAATGTCAAATCAGTACGAAGAAGTGTTATATTACGATACTGGTTATTATCTGGTGCAAGGCAAAGGACTGAGAGGATTGAGGGGGTACTAATGGGATATTTAGGCGGTTACGAAGATGTTGAAAATCTTACACAGACAGGAAACGAAAGAGAGTTTGAAAGCTCATTAGACGGCTACAATGTTCATTTTGAGCAAGGTTTGGACTTGTTCGGTATTGGTACACGTGATGTAGAATTTTGGTGCCCTAAGGCTCTATATTATGCTTTGCAACGTGAATATTCTATATTGCACCCGCTGAGTACCGAGGGCTTTGCGGTTCCCAACTTATGGCGCATGTCTAACTTGTATCATGGTACAAATGCCTCTAAGGAAATACCTTGGCTCAACTTGTGGACGGAGAAATATACGTCAACTGGTAACACGTATCTTTACGACTATACACGTCTTTATTATGCAAGTGATACGGCTAACATGAAAGTAGAGTTTTCTATACCTACAACAGCAACTAAAAACGTTTACGACTGGTCAAGAACTCAAATAAAAAGCGGAGAAACACCAAACGCTAACAGGAACGAAAACGGGTTAGGTTTTAGGTGGAAACCATCTACAACATATACATTTAGATTTAAATTAAGATTAGACGGCGACATCACAGATACATCTATGTTCCGCACTCAAATAGGGGAGTCGGGAAATATAAATGTAGATAAAACGAAAGACGTAATGATAAACGGCAGACCCATGTCGTACTTCATGCCTAATGCAACAGATACAGAAAAGACTTATTGTCAAGTGCGTTGGGAAAAAATACTAGGCGATAACTTTGTGAAGAGAAGTCCTATATGGCATGAATGTGAAGTGCAGTTCACCACTCCGGATAACGTGGATACAGTAAAATATCATACCATTAGGTTTGGTGTGGGAAAGGGGACACGAGTTACTTTATTAGAGCCTATGTTATACGAGGGAGAAAATATTGTTAACCCTCCGTTTTCACTGACACCACAAGAATATTTTGAATATGAGTATGACAGGGGCTTGCAAGGTCTTAAATTTATTCAACCTGCATTAGGGTTTTATTACAGTAGGGAGTATGATTTTGCTTGTGCTTACAAAGTCAATCAATTAAAAGGTATGCAAGTACTTGATTATAACGAGAGTGTGGGAGCATTTAAAATCAGATGTGAGGTTGATGTGTTTAAACAAATAACAAATGTCGCCGTTAAATATTATGATGATAATAAGGACGCCGTGGCAGATACAAGTATGGATATATATAACACGATAGCGCACAGTAATGTAATAGATGACAGCGGAGGAGCAGGAACGAACAGCAGTTACTTTCTAAAAACTAGTGGTAAGGGTGGAATAGTCACTAATGCCTGTGTTAATCCAAGTAATAAAAGAGTACCTTATAGTTTTACGGGAGCTGTACAAACAGATACTTGGGATTTATCAGGATACACCAACGTTTGGGGGAATATGATGTACTACTATACAGGCGACGCAATGGAAAATAAAGTAGAGAATTAAAAGGGGAATAGAATGAAAGAAATAGCACTAGTTTTATTTATGCAAGCATTAGCTTTGGCAATTGAGTTTATAGATACGGGCACTTTAACACCGAGCGTAAAGAAAAGGCTAAGCATTGAAGCTATTGTATTAATGGTATATGTAGCAGGAAATACAGTGTTCAAAGGTATGATAAGCACAGAGTTGCTCTCTCTTATTGGTACTGTATATATTGGTCTTGTGTGTGCTTCATTGTTTAAGTTCTTGAATGGAATGAAACAAAATGTTACAGACCTTACCGATTGAGTAGAGTAGTAGTATATAGTGTAGTATAGTAGTATAGTATAGTATAATATAGATAGAGATAATCATAGTTTATTTTTAAAATTGTGGTTATTTCTATTTTTTTTATTTTTTGCATGAATTTCAAAGGGAACTTAAAGGGGGTATGTATATAATGGGGTGGGTCTTCTAT